ATCCTCATCGACTGCACGCGGAAATTCATCGTTCCACCAGGTATATCCGGGTCAGTAATACTAGCTACGGAGCCTGCTTCGGTATCGAGAGCCAGGATCGTGCTCCGCCATACTGCGTTGCGCGCCGCGTCCTGTTCGGCCTGATTCACGCCGCCCATCTCCTCTCTCGCCCGCGCGATTGCGATCCGGGCCGCCTGGGACTTGGCGGGGCAGCCGCTCACAGCGAACTGCGAAGAGAGTGGATTCTGTACCCGGCCGTTGCGAGCCGCCAGTTCCTGATCCACATAATCTACGACGTTGCTTTGGAACTGATACTCCTGGTCTGCAAATTGTAAGGTTAATTTCTCAAACTTCGGGCTGACCGGAGTAAGTTGCAGCGACCCGAACAGGATATTTCCGGACGTGAAAGCACTCACGGCTGAAGCGTTAGACCTACACCCCAACTTCAACCGCCCAAAGCTCCATGTGTAGTAACCGCACCCGGCATTCAGAATGCTCTGCAACCAGTCGCGAGTGGGTTTGCAATCTCCGATCACACCCTTAAACCGGAATTGCGTCTCCGTACCCGTGCCAATAATCCTCGGCACCACCGTGTTCGCGATCTGCGCAGTGGCTACGGCGGCATCCACATCGAAATATTCCTCCTGGGTCGAGGCGTCCGTGGACATCAGACCGAGCGCCCACAAGTATGTGTTGATCGCCACCCAGAACGGATTGACACACCCGGTGAGATTCGACCGCGAATCAGGAGCCGTCCAAACCAGCCCGGTCAGCCCCTTCGACACCATCGCAATCATAGTGTGCTGGCCAGGGGCGGTGATCGGATCGGAATTCGGTTTTGTCCGCCTGATCTCACAGAACGCAGTGCCCGCCGAAAAGATCTTGTTGTAGGCACTCTTACCGGCAGCGTCCAGGACTTCGAGCATCGGGCTGCCATCTGCCGCTTGGGTAAACCACCCCTTGGCCGTGCTCGCAACGCGCCCCAGCGAGAAGAACTCCTGGCTTCCGGCCGGATCTCCACCGAACGCCTGTCGAAGGCCGTACAGCGGATTGGAGCCAGACTTCAGGTTTCCATTGGAATCCACCTGGAATCCGTGGTTGGGCTGTCCATCGAGCGTGCTTCCAAAAAACGTATCCGGGTGAGACGCGCCATAACTGGTCCACATTTGAGGCTCCGTAAAAGCCCCAAGCGGACCCCGCCCCACGATTCCGAGAGCGTTATAGAATTGATCCTCATCCCGGCCGGCTGCGATCTTGCACGCTACCGGAAGTCCATATTGTGGCTGCCCGTCATCATCGTGCCAGATCTCCGGAAGAGGGCCGCCGAAAATGCTGTCCTCGATAATCGAGGTCCGCGGGTACCAAGTGGAAGTAGATCCAATAAACCATCCAGCAGGGTTAATGAAACCCAGCCCGTTATGAAATCCGGGACTCCACCCAATCCCTCCGGATCGCAGCAGGACTCCCTGAGAAGAACAATACGTGGCGCCGTATGATTCGCTGGCCTGATGCGCCATACATCCATTCGGGGTATTGAAGCCCAGGTCGCAGGAGTTCGGATCGGCGGCCGGAAAGTGCGTCGTGTCTACTGCCCCAGTCGCTGGACAGCCGTCCTTCTTGTATCGGCGCCAACAAGTGCGCGACACCGACCCGACCGGAGAGGAGAGCGTCAACGCAGACAGAATGTCGCTTGCGCGGATGATAAACTCCGGCCCGGAATCCGAATGCCAGTCGATCACATAACCGGCCCACAATTTAAGGACCGTGCCTGTGCCCACATGGAACAGCGACAATTCGACGCGCGCCCACCGCAGTTGTGTGTCGTTCGCCAATTGGACCATCACCCGGTCCGCGTTACCGAATGTGAGTGTGACATCGTCCGTGGAGCCGTCGATACTTTGGGTGATGATGGCCTCGCTGCCAGGCTCGTTCATCCGAAGCAGCCGCGGTAGGTAGAGCTGCGTCCCGACGGTCACCCGTCGGTCAGACATAAAGATGTCCGGCACGTCGGAATCGAGCACCCGAATCCGCACTAGCGGGATGATCTCCTGTGCCTGATCCTGGAGTGCCGTGGCCAGCGCCGTATTCGGGAACCGCGTCACGGTGGCGCTAACCGTATACGTTGGACCGCCGGTGGGAATCTCAACGAACGTCACACCGGTGGACGTGATCGCGTTAGTCAGAGCCTCCAGGCTCAATGGGGCGTTCTCGAAACAGACCACCTTCTGCGTGGTAGTACCATCCTCATTCGGGGCGTTGTAATAGAACGGCACGTTCGTGCCTTTCACGCTCTCAAAGAAATCCCGCAGTTGTTTCCGGGCGGCGTTGCTCAGGCTCTGGCGATGGAAGGTGTAGCGGATGGACGGATCACCGTAGTGATACCGCTGCTCAATCTTGGCGTTCGCGGCGCCGAAGGTGTGAGTGATCACCTGCCGTCGGCGAGCCTTCCCGTGCGCGAAGTCCGTCACCAGCGGGAACGTGTCGCCAGGTGAAACGGCCGGAACAGTGATGCGGCCAATGATATCCATTCCGTTTACGCCACCTCGATCAATTCCAGGGGGCAGTCCGCCCTCGGAATGTACGTTGACTGATTCCAGTCGCAATTGAAACGAACCGTATACCGGCCCTGCGTGGAAGCGCCGGTCGGATCGTAGTTAGACCCGACGGGCTGCCCCAAAGCCGGTTCAAACGGATTGTAGAAGTAGAACGCGAGATGTTGATGTTCGCACCAGAAGTCCCAGAGCACCAGAAGGTCGTTAGGATTTAACCGCTTCCGTAGCGACCATGATCTACGGCTCGTGTTCACCAAGGCAAAAGATTGCCGCGACCCGTCGTGATACTCATTCACGCGAGACGCCCACTCGCGCCGTTCGGCGAACGCGGTACAGAGCGATCTCGGGAGCACCCCGACGGGTGCGGCGTTCTGAACTGATCCGGGCATCAGAATGCAACCTGATTCGGGGCGAGTGTCATAATTGCGCTATTGACACGAGCGGAAGTAGCCATCCCGCCGTTCACAGCGCTGGCGGCCACCTGGCGCGGACTGCCGGCGATGCCAGCAGCCACGCCCGTAGCCCACAGATTCGTGGTTTGCTCAGGGGATACCATCACCGTTATGGCGCCTCCGAATGGATTGCCAGTCGGAATCGTAGACCCCGCCGGACCCATCACCGGGAGATTCGACGTGTACGTGTACGGCGTCCCGCTGTTGTACACCGCGGATTGATACAGTCCGCCGCCAGCCTGAGTCAGGTTCACGCCATGCGGATCGTTCAGAAACAGGTTGCTCTTTTGGCCCGCGGATTGGGCGTACAACTGAAGCAACTGCCGAACCTCCGGGCTTCTCACCGCAACGCTAACCTGCCCGCCGTAGCTCTGCTTTGCAATGGCCGCTATCTGCTTGGCCGTCGTGTTGTCGATATTCAGGGAGTAAATTTGCTTTATCAGCCGCTTCGCCTGATTCTCCGCCGTCTCAACGCCGGCAATCTTCTCCCCTAGGCCGATCAGTCCCCCAATAGCTCCTCCGATCAGTGCCCCGAGAGGGCCGCCAGCCTGGAAGCCGACCATCGCTCCGCCGGCCGCTCCCGCCGCAACACCTCCCCAAGTTCCGCGCCAGGAGCCGAGTAATCCCTGTTGCGCCAGCATCGCTCCGCCAGCGAACAGCGCCGCCCCAGCCACGCCGTTGACTCCAGTGATACGGCTGTCCTTTAAGAGAGTGAGGTTCCCATCAGCATCCATTGAGTACCGAGGGATGCTATGCGTAAGGCCGCCCCAGTTGATGCCCTTAAAGTTCCGGAGCAGGTTTGGCAAACCACCGAAAGTAGGTCCACTCCCCCCGGATGGAACGAACGGCGGAGTAGTCGCCGCCTGGCCGCCGCCACCGCCGAAGATCATGGACAGTGGATTGCCGCCGCCAGCGCCACCGGAAATAGCGGATACGGCCGGAATAGATGCCGTGATCGCAGGTACAGGCACTCCACCGACGGCCGCCGGAGCTGCAATCGCCGGTACGGACATCCCCATCGAACCAGCCAAGATAGCCGTTAATGCGGCTACCGCCGCGGAGTTCTGGGCAGTTACGGCGGTGTTCAGGTCTGTGGCGATTTTGATCGGATCTTGTCGCCCGGCGCCGAATATCCCCTTGAATAATCCCGCGATACCGCCCTGCCCGTCCGCGCCGTAGATGATCGGCTTCAGGACATTTGCGGTGACGTTCGCCAAACCCTCGGCGACGGGCCGCACTAGCGCTGAGTGAATCGTCTTTCCAATATGGCGCCCGAATTCGGAAGGCCTGGTCAGAAGCGTATTCCAGACGCTCTCCGCTTCGCGCTTAAGTATGTCTAGCTGCTGCCTTTGAAGCTCCAGCGTCTTGAGCGTCGCCTCCTCTTGCGCATCCGCAATCTCCCGCTGCACGTCCTTTTGGGCTTGTGCGATTTCGATAGAGCGCTTGGCGGCATTCTCCTCTTTGGAGATGCGCTCGGCTTCGCCGGCCGCAAGTTGCTGGGCCAGGTCAATCCGGATCTGATATTCCGCCCGGATCGCGTCCATGCCAGTTGCCCCGCCGTACTCCATCATCCGCAGAGCGCGGCCGGCGTTACGATTAAGCGCGTCCCGGCGCGCCGCAAATTCTATATCAGAAATCCGGTCCTGAGCGGAGAATCCCTCCCGCCATTCCTTGAACTGAGCGGGGGACGGACCCATTATCCATAACAGATCGGAGCCGGGGCGCTTCCGGCTGTAAGCCTCAAATTCCTCCCATGCCTTCCTGGAAATAACCGACGCTTGCCTGTCGGCTGATTGCCGGATGGCCGCAATCTCTGCCTCTGCGTCCTTGAGTTTCTCCGCCTGCTTTATCAATAGATCGCGTTCGTGGTAGATCTTTTCGATTGCGGACAGCTCAGCCTCATCACCCTTCTTCGTGAACGCGGCAGCCTCCGCCTGGAATCTCTTCCGCTGCTGTTCCGCATCCAAGCCAGATCGAGCGCGGGCCTCCCGCTGCTCCGCTGATTGGAGGCTTTTTTGAATCTCCGCCGCCTCGCTCTTTGTCAGCGGAGTATCCGGCTCAAAGAGCTGCTTGCGATAGTTCTCAACGTCGCGCTTGGCTTGCCGGTACGCCTGCTCCAATCCTTCATGCGTTCCAAAGAAACGCGCCCGCAGGCTGTCAATGTACTGCTTACCGGCCTTCAGGTCACTTCGGCGAGTCGCATTCTCCGCTTCAGACAGCATCTGCTGAAGGCTGTCGATTTCCTTTTTGATATCAGACGCCTGTTTTGCGCGCCCCAATTCCTCCTTGGTGGGTGCTATAAACTGAAGCCATCCGAAGTCACCAACCAGGCCCTGTTGCTGCTTACGGAGTTCCTCGATGCGCTTCAGCGTGGCGTCACGGTTCCGCATAATCTCCGGCGCCCTGCGCTCCATATCCGCCCGACGCGCCCGGTGAGCGCTCCGTGATTCATGCGCCCCAATACCGCCAGCCGCCGCGATCCTACGGGCGTCCACCTCTTCTTGTCGCGCTCGCGCATCGTCACCAACCGGGGTGACGTTATTGAGGAACCATTCCACGCCGGTCCCAATCCAGTTGATGGACACGGTTAGCGTGGTAACCAGCCCGTCTTTGAACTTCCGAATCAGGTCACTCCATTTCGCCTCCAGCGCGTCCACCTTGCGGTCATATTCCGCAAAGCGCCGGAGGTCATCCTCGGTGGGACCGAATCCGTTCTGCCGCGCGATTCGCAGGTTCTCCGCCAACTCCGAAATGACAGGGATAGCCTCGACCCCGGCCCTCTTGAAAAGGTCCATAGCTACGCGGTTGCGGTCAAAAGCACTCGGGATGCGGTTAATGCGCTCAGACAACTCCTCCAGGATTGTGGCCGTAGGACGGACTTGGCCAAGATCATCGCGGATCTCCACACCCAATTCCCGCAACCTGGCCCGCGCCCTCTGCGCCTCCGTGCTGTTATCGGTAATAGCTTCCGTCAGGCCTATCATCATGCGGTTGAAGATGGAGACATCCTGTCCTGCCGCCTTCGCCGCGAACGCGAACTGACCGATCTCTTGCGCCGTCAACCCAGTGCGGAGCGCGGCTTGCTCCATACTTTCGCCGTAGTCGCCGAGGCTCTTCATCGCCTGCCATCCGGCTACCGCTACACCGGTGAGTGCGCCAACTGCGATAGACAAGGCGCTACCTAGCGGTCCGATCTTTTCCATGAGGCCGCTCGCCGCCTCCTTGGAGGCGTTCAAAGGGTCCTTGATGAAGTTCTCGATGTTACGCCCCAGGGCCTGGAAACTCCCGCCCGATTTGCCGCTCTCCACATCGAGCATGTGAGCGTAGGCTTTCGTCACGCGGTCGATCATGCCCTGCTCATCGCCCAACTTCTTGATGATCCGGTCACGCTCCGCAACGAGGCGGTCCACACCCGTCCTGCCGTAAGCTGCCGCTTGCTTCTCAATGGACTGGGTGAGCCGCTCCATTGAGTTCCGGGAGCGGTCGTTCACCTTGAGCAGCATTTCGGCCATGCGCTCAAGCGACTTCTGCATCGAGTCGCCGGCCTTGACGGTGCCCTTTTCCCAACCCTCCACCGCTTGGTTGGCCTGCTTGATGGCCGCGAGCACACTTCGGGGATCTACTTCCAGGACTACCGATTCCTGATCCATTTACGCCGCCTTTCTCACCCGAATCGACTTCGCCTGCCTTAACGTGGCCAGGACAACTCTCGCCAACACGCTTCGATCTTTCGGAGATACCCCGAACTGTTTTTCACGCCGGTTGTTAACGTGAGCGATCATGTCCGCATGTGGATCGGTGAATCCGATCGTTACCTTGTTCTCGCTGGCCGCCTTAACCGCCATAGACCGCATAGTCCGCCCACGCCAAAACCAGTCCCGGATGGGTTGCAGCCCCCGCGCCGTTTTGTAATCGGGATACCCGCGCTTACCATTGCGCCCCGGCTTGAGAGGCTTCGCCGGGGCGTCCTGAATATTAAGTCCCTTCCGTATGCGCGATGTGATACTGTCGAGCACAACGCTGCCGATGCTATGCATCTGCTCCGCCGTGAACGGCCCGAGCACGAATCTGGCGCGTGTGATCCTAGTCTGGAAGGGCATAAGGTTGGTTGTTCTTTTGCTGCTCTCGCAAGTAGCGCTCGCGCTCCTCCTTGAGCACCTGGAGTCCCCTTACCTCTTCCGCCGTTACCTCGTTCCACGGAACGGAGAAATGAGCACAATCGAATTCCAACTCCAGGAGTCGCTCGAATAACCTGCCGGCTCCGGAGTGCGCGCGCACATACTCCAATTCGTTCATGGGGCAGCGGTCGCAGCGGTTCACGACAAACTGACGGCCGCCGCATTGCGGACACTCGCCGGGAGCAGAGGTATCCTCCACCTCGCGCCGGGTTCCGCACTTCTGGCAGGTTACGTCGTTCGCGTCTGGACAACCACGCGGGCCGTCCTCACCGCCGTCGCACAACTCATGCGCGCGCACGGAGCGATAGATCAGCAACCGGAGAGGGACCGGATTCGGCCACTCATCCGGTGCTAGGAGTTTGGGTCCAGCGCCGGGTCCAGGTCATCGATGGCTTGAACCAATTCCACTACCACGGCGGACTTGTGGTGCGGGGGAACATCCGCTGGCTTGTAGTTCACGTGGTAACCTTCGATTTTCGATACAACTGAATCGTAGAGCGATACGGCCGGCTCGATGCGGTATCTCAACTCTTCCTGGCCGTGCGGCAGATCCGTTGCGGACACGACGGTGCGACGGTAGACGGTGATGTCCCGCTGCGTCGGAATACCGAGCGAATGAACCGTGATCCCGAACGGCGTCTTGAGCGTGATGCGGTACTCATCGCCGGCGCGCTGGCAGTCGGTGACCTCGCAGTACGTCAACTTCGAAACGGCGTTTCCCGCTTCGTATTCATCGAACTCCGGACCTTTGTCTTTGCGGATGGCGTTGAAGAGTTCCAGATCCGCCTTGAGGTTCGAGACGAATTCGGTCTGCGACTTGCGGCGTCCGATCGTCCGGCGTATCGATTTCTGCTGGTTCAGCCGGTCCAGCATCTGCTGATTCGTTGGCAGCCCCAGGATCGCCATCTTGGGGGGATTGGCCACCTTTACGGTCACACCGAGCAAGGTCACGCCATCGACGATAACTTCCGGTAATTCTCCGTAGAGCATTTAATTTCCTCTCTGTTTTGATGTGGATAAAAGCGCCGGACCTTCCGCAGCGCGGAGAACGCCTCCAGTCCGGCGCGGGCTTTATGGACCTATCGTGCTGACAGCAACTACTGAGCGATACCCTGGATGGAGCACTTCGACGCAACAGTCAGTACGCCATTCGTATCATCGTACATCGGGGCGCCCGTGACGGTGACAGCCACGATACCATCCGCCTCCGCGTTCTCCACAACCTGGAACGCCATCTTCTGGAACGTGAACGTCACCTGGTTGTCCGCGTCGTACTGCACGGTCAGGACCGCCGTTCCAGTGGTCTGGTTGGTGAGTGTGTTGTACTCCGTCGATCCGGCGATAAGCCGCGTGGTGAACTGGAAGCTCGGTACGCGTGTCCCGATCTCCATCCGGCCGCGGATTTGCAACCCATTCTGCAACCCTGAGCCAGGGAAGAATCCGGCGTTCAGGAGCAGGTTATTCTTCCATCCGACGGCGCCGGACAGAATCCGCTTCGTGCCCACATAATCGACGCCGTTCACGTTCAAGGCCATCGATGCCGCGAGCATGTTCTTCTCGGCCGTCAATGCCGGAACCGTGATCTCACTTGGGGAAGTGACCTTTCCGGAACCGACCCAGTTCACGGTCATCCTGGATGAAGCGCGGCCAGGCCCGTAGTTGAACTGGTACAGCCACTCTTCGATAGCGCACCCGACATACAGGTTGTCTACTGCATTGCCGCCGCCTTCCGGGACCTGCTCCACCAGGGAGAAGTACGGCAACTCCAGGGTCGTAGCCGGATCAATGGGCGTGGCCGTGTAATTGTATGATGGCCCAGAACCGCTCATCACCACGTTGCCCAGTCCGAAAGCCGCGGCCCACGTAACGAATTCGGCGGAGGCATACTTCTCGAGCCTGTTCGCCACGTCGTAGTGGGACGGGAACGTCTGACTCGCGAACTCATGGCCCTTGCCGATCTCCGCCGCGTCGCTCTCGAAGACCGGGCGCGGACTGGTGATATCCGCGTTCAGCTTCTTAAACCGTAGAAAACTCGCCGCGGCAACGGCCGTCGCGATATTCGCCTGTTTGGCCTTACTCACGCCCAGGATCAGTTGTTGGACTCTCGCCGGCATCCGTCATTCCCCCTTTGCCGGTTCTGCCGGCGTGAACTGCTCGTAGCCCTGCACCATGTACGGCACCAGCTCCGCGGGAGTCGCTTCGACCTCTACCACGTCCCCGGTGTGCGGATGGCGAAGTTGCACTTTTTCGTTGTTCATCGTCAGTTGTCGCCTATCTCGGGGATCACAAACTCCCCGCGGAAAATGTCGAGTCGGTCCTCATCGAGCAGGTGGGAAATGCTCGGGGTTTCCATGATGTCCAGTCCCGGCAGGATGTTCAGGCACCGGATATTCGTAGCCGCTCCGTTTGGCGGCCGGTTGCAGATGATTGCCCAGAGATCCTCGTATCCCACCGGATCAACATTGCCCGCCATGTTTGCCATTCGCAGGTAGACGGCAATGCGGTGCTTCCAGATCTGATATCCGTTGAAGTTTCCGCCGAGCGTTCCCTCCCAGGCAACCAATATCGAGGGAGCCGGCATTTTGTACACCGCCTCGGCCAGGCTGTGCTCAGCCCCGAGGCGAAAATGGAACGCGGAAATACGCAGGTTGGCGTTGCCGCTGCTGTCCGCTACAGTCATCGCCGCCGATAACTCCGGGATGGATTGCAGCGCCAGAGTCACGGCATCGGTAACTTGTGCTGGATTGAGCATCAGGTAATCCTCAACTTCAAAACGGCTGCGCCATTCGTGTCTGCCTCCACCTCAGTCACGACGTAGGTGATACCATTCAGCGTCACCGTATCGCCGTGCTGAGGAGGAGGCTGTATATCCGCGAAGTTCACAAACAGCCGAACGGCGCTGACGCCCTGCGAGCCGCCTGGCGTGAAGTCCTCCGACAAACCTGGTCTTTGAATGACTCCGAGGATTTCCTCCGGCGTGGAGCCATCCTGCCGTTGTAGCGTCGCCGGGATGCCGAATGTGGCCACCACCTCGGCGTTGACGTGCTCAGATAGATCAGACCACAGTGACATCAAACCTCCGCTCTAGCGAGACTACGGGGCGGCCAAAGCCGCCCTTGAATTGACTCGCCGACCTAAGCGACGGTGAGTTTCTGAATCAGCGCCGGCTTCAGGCAGATCGGAAGCGGGTTACTCTGGCACTCGACCTCGATACCTTTGTCGTAGTCGAGCAATTTCTGTTTCGCGTAGAAGGGCAGGCCTTCGGTGTTGACCGTCTCCAAGTAGTCCGCCGGCGCGAAATACGTCTTGAAGGCGTTCGTGCCCAGCGGAACCAGGTAGGCGGAGTCGGCATCGATCATCGGCTGAGAGTTACCCGCCGAATCGCTGACGGCTCCGCTGTAGTTGAGCCACGCCACGCCGCCGAAGTAGAACGGACGCCCGGCGACGGCCGTCAGGCCGGCGGCATTCGGAGGCACGGTGCCAGCGCTGAAATCATCCGCCAGCGTTTGGCCGCCATTCTGGAAGTACTGGAAGGCGACTTTCACATTGGCGTGCGATACCAGTTTGTCGTAGAAACCGTCCGAGCACATCGCGACGAATCCGCTCATCAACTCTCCACGAAGAGCTGCGAGAATAGCGCGCTTGCGGGCGGCGATGGCCCCGAGCACATCCGTGGTCGAAGTGCCGAGTGCGAACGACGTGGAAACCTGCGAAATCCCGAAAACCCCGTAGATGTCCAGAATTGTGTTACCGGCTCCGTCTTTGACCAACCCTCCCTTGAGCACGCCGAGACGCATCCATTCCAGCGTCTGATCGAGCTTCGCCCGCATCTCGATCATCTTTTTGCCGAGCAGCCGCTGGGCCGTCAGCGTATCATTCGTGCCGGGAGCGCGGCGTCCCATCAGGTCGGACGCCAGGACCTGATCGTTCACCGGGAAATGCGGAACCGAGAAGGACATCACTTTGCCCTTCGCCGTCTTGTTGGCGACGCCAGGCGCGCCCCAGTTCGATTGCGGAAGCAGTTGGTTGGTGATCGGGTCGAAGTCCACCGCCACGGTGGGCTGAGTCACGCCCTCGTCGCGGAACAGCCCCAGCGCACCGAGTCTGCCGTACTGCGGAGTGATGTCGTTCACCGCCGCAGTCAGGGCCGCCACTTGGAAGGCGTCCTGATTGAAAACGTTGAGAATATTAACGCTCATGTTCTTCTGTCCCCTTCGTGGCGCGACTAGACGCCGTAATCGGTGCGGCTCGTGATACCGAGCGCCTTGAGTTGCGCGAGCGCAACGGTTTTCTGACCGGCCGTCATATCGGTAGTCCACGCCAGTCCGCCGGTCTTCACGATGGCCGGACCGCGAGTGACCGCCGAAGCCACCGCATCCGCCGCGAGCTGCGCGCTGAACGGACTGGCGATAAGGATGCCGGCCGCGTTCTGCGAGCCGTCCGTAGCGGACGGATTCACCTGAGTCCACTTCCCGGAGCCGGCCGCGACAGTGATGTCGAACCCGTCTCCCACCACAAAATCTGCGGAACCGGCCGCGATAGCGAACTTGATCTGCTCCGCGAAAGTAGCCCCCACAGCGACATCGCCGAGCACCCGGCCGAGCGGATCGGTTACACGGAATGTGCCTCCGCCCGTCGCTGCGGTAATGCAGCGCACCTTGTAGACGCCAACCTGAGCATTCACCAGGATCGGCGTGGTGGCATCTAGGGTCAACGCACCGCTGTCCTCCGTATTGCCCCCGCTTCTGGCCGCCGAACTTGCGGCGCCGATAGTGATCTGGCCCAACACCTGGCCGATCACCGAAGCGGCCGTGCCCAATATGACCGTGATCTGTTCGCGCGTGTACTCGATGTGACGCCCCTCCTCAAACAGGATCACGTCACTGACGCGCGGATTCTCGTTGATCGTACTCATCTAACTCACCACCTCCTTCAGCCGCGCGCCCAGCGAACCCAACACGTTGCGCCACGGCGACGCTTTCGCCTGCACCTGGCCTCCGGCATCCGCTCCCGGAGTGATACCGGTAATCAGTTCTTTGCCCTGCGTGGACGCCTTCTCCTTCTCGACCTTCTTTGCAAGCAGGGCCACGCGCACGTCGGCAACCGACTTGCGCCCCGTGATAAACTCCGCCGCCATTCCCGGCTCGCCGGCGAGTGCGCACAGGTCCACGATTTCCGCGGCGGCACCGAAGCCCTTGTCTCGAGCCTCCGTCACCATCGCTTCGATTTCCGCGGCGGTAGGAACCTTGCCCTCCGCCGCCTGCTGTTCTGCCATTACTGGCTCCTTCCCCGCGGCGGTTGCCGCAGAACTCCTTGCGCCCATCGGCTGTATTGATGGCCGCTGAATGTCGTTGCACATATCCACCCACGCGGTGGATAAATCCCCCGGAGCATCGGCGAGTCCGGCCGCGATTGAAGCATCGGCCCCATCGAAGCACTTCGCTCCGAGTTTCACGACCTCTGCCGCCGACATATCGCGTCCCTCTGAGACACTGGCGACGAAGTGCCCGTACAGATAATCGATCCACGCCTTAAGATCGGCACGCGCCGAATCTGAGAGCGGCTCGTATGGGTTAGCATCCGCCTTACCTTCACCCGCAGAGATGATCGTGGGTTTGATGCCGGCCTGTTTCATCGCTTCACTCAAATCCATGTGAATCCAATAAACTCCGATGGAACCCACGCCGCCGGATTTCGGTGAACAATAGATGCGATCCGCCTGCGATGCAAGCAAGTAGGCCGCCGAATACGCCGAGGTAGCAGCCACGGCGTAACAAGGCTTTTCGAGCGCGGCAATCATATCCGCCGTCTCGAAGGCATTGTCCGTCTCGCCGCCCGGAGAGTTGATGTTGAGCAGAATGCCCCTGACGTTCGGATCGGCGCTGGCGATCTTCAGTTGATCCTGAATTTCGCCATAAGTGGTTCCGCGCCAAGACCAGGCCGCATTTGACAGCGGTCCAACAATGTCGATGATTGCCACTGCATCTTCGATCCGATACGGAGCATTCTCCCCGAAGAAATCACCGGCATTCGCGAGTCGGATCAGTGCCGGCCGGGCGCCGATCCGCTGCATCACCTCCTCAAGCCTTGTCATCACCATCTCCCGTTTCTTTCTGATCGTCATCACCCGGCGGTACCGCCTCCGTTGCCCGTGATGCACCGTAGACTGGCACGATGCTTAATGCAGCTTCGCGGTCATGATCCTGCCTGATTTCCGCGTCGATCTGCTCGATGTCTCCGCTTAACTTCGCGACTTCGCGGGCACGGCTAGTCAGGCAGGATTCGATCTTCTTGCGGACCGTATCCACGTCCTTCGCCGGATCAACCCACTCCCACGGTTGCGGAAGCCACTCGACATCCAGATATTGCTCCGGATTCTTGCGGTAATCGCTCGAGCTGATAATTCCCACCAACGCCGCTGCGTCACACCAGGCACGCCACGTCGGACGGCAGAACTGATGAACAAGGACCGCCTTCTGGAACTGCTCCCAGATCCGCCGCAATTTCAGCAGATCCACCCGGGCGTTCATGAACGTCGTGCTCGAATGATCCCCGGTCAACATCCCATAGGTCACGCGCAGGACGGCCGCAATTGTCTGCCGCTGGATACGCATGAACGGCTCATACGTTCCAGGTACGCCGGGATGAGAGTAGAAGCCCATCTCCTCGTTGGCGTTGGTGTCAATTACCGTGATCGCTCCGGGTTGCGATTCCACGAACGCGGCACCTTGGGGCGCCGTCTCGTTTCCGGCGGAGTTGGCGACGTTGGCAAGTTGCGGATCGTCCGGAGTCGCCGTCTTCTTCCAGGCGAACAGGTAAGACCCTAGACGCTGCCGGAACCGCTCTCCATCGTCGTATCCTTCGAGGTCATCCAACTGCACCAGGATCGGAGCCAGTCCGGTTATCCCGCGGATCTGATTCCCGCGGACGAATTCCATGCAATGCAGGACCTGATCCGTCGGCACGCGCACAACCTCAAACGTGTTCGGCCACAACGTAGAGTCTCCGGGATGCTCGCGATAGAAGTGATACGCGACACGCTGATGGATCTGATCGAATTCGATAGACGCGCGAACCAGGTTGTCCGGAGACGCCATATCTCCGGACATACGCCAGAACGCCAACTGCTCCGGCTCAATCAGATCGATTTGGAGCGGCACTCGCAGGCCATCAGGAGACAAGTCCGAAGCGAGCCGCGGGCGTAGCCTGGCGAACGCTTCACCAGCCTCAATCAGGTTCCGGCAAACCAGCATCTCCTGAGTGAAAAAGTTTTGCAGGCTGTCCGGTTTTCCACCTGGACCAATCCTTCTGGTGGCGCTCGACTGTGCAGTCCACAGCGAGAATTCGCGCTCCAGGTTCCGCCGTACATCCGGGTTCGGATGTCTGGAGTGCGGCCGGATGCCGGTCCCGACTACCTCTCCGATGAACGCTCCGATACCCACCACGGCATACGGGTTATCCAACGCCGCCTTCCGCGCCATACGAAGGAGTTGATCCCCCTCCGACAGAGCCAGATTGTTGACGCCGCGGCTGGTCTGCCCGATCTTGATCGTCCGGCGCCCTCCCGTCGCGGCGTTGTAACCGGATACCGCCGCCGCCGCCCGGTAGAGAAACCGGCCCGCTGTTTTTCGGAGTCCCATCAGAAATTACCGAACCCTTTGTTTGGATAACCGAGGTACATCCGCACCTTCGGAACCGTCGGCCGGGGAGCGTCCGTCGCTTCGTCATAGAGCGACTTAAAATAGGTGATCGCAGCGCGAATGTCAGCCACACTGCGATACACCAACCTGCGACCTTCGAATTGCACCTCCGCCGTTCCGAGCGCCAGCGACTTCTCAAGTTTCGCGATAATCGCGTCAAGATCTGCGGTTGCGTATGCCATCAGCCAAGCCTTATTTGGAACTTCCGTCTTGCCGGCATCGGAGCCGGTTGCGGCACCTGAATAGGTTGTAAAGATACTCCCGGAGATATCGTCGGCTCCGGAGCCTTCACCTTCGCGCGCAATGCTTCAAAGTGCCTCCGTTGGAAACGATGCCAACCGAAATCCCATGCGCCTGCATCGCAGTAGAGCTGCGTATCGAGCGCCTCATTTGAGTACGTCTTTTCGTACTCGCTTACCGTGCGACCGTTCCGCTTCTTCTTCGTGACAAGCCGCTCAGCGCACAACTGACGGCAGTGCTCATCGGCGAAGCGCTCATCCTCGGGGATATGCACGAACCCTTGCGGGAACCCTAATCCCTGCGCAATTTCCGCGTCCGTAGGCTTGCGCTTACGCAAGTCGGCATAGAACTGAGCCTTGAAAAAATCAGAGTTGACGATCTTGAACAAAACCCCGAGCTTCAACTTCCGGCCACCGCTGGTTACCTCCACCGGCTTCGGTGGACCCACGGGCGTATCGCACCGCTTATCGCCCTTAATCGCCCACACCCTCGGGCGCGGCTGCTTCGATACCCACTGATAAACGAACGGCGTCACCGCACCGTCACCGGAGTCAACAAATAGACGCTCTATCGCAAGCTCAGCGCCGCTCTCTGTGACCCACGTTTCCGTGAGCATCGATTCCACACCGCGCCAGGGAGATTTTGGGCTACTCAGGTCCGTCGGATCTCCGGGGAAGATCCGGTAATCCACCATCCACCGCTCGCGGTTTTCTCCATACGCATTCACCCGAGCCTCAAGGCGCCCGCCATCAGCGCGCTGAACGTCTACCGCAGCCGTCAGGAACAGGCCACCGGCCGGTACCATCCCGGCTTGATACTGCTCTCGCCGCTCCAGAACGCGCTCCCATTCGAGAGTTTCTCCCGGCTCGCTCCAAGTTTGCGCCAGGATGGTATTAACGAACGTCTTCAGTTGTTCCTGATCGTTCTTCACTTTCAGGAACTGTTGCACGAACTGGCTCAGCCGCTTTTTAAGCGAGCAGAGCGCGTTGATCCGAAAACCAGCGACACCGTTGAATGGAGCCGTAGCACGGTAGCGGCCAGTATAGACCGTCTTCCATCTGGCACCGTCATCCCAATGCGCCTGGCAGTGCGCACATTCGTAATACGCCGACTCAGCCTGCTTCTTGCGCGACTGGAGCGAAGCGTCCCACCGCACCTGCGACCACTTCAGGATCTGGAACTCACCGCAAATCGTACAGGGAACCTCATACTCTCGCTGATCGCTTTCCAGGTATGCCTTTTCGATGCGTGAGAAACCGGCCACCGTCGGCGAACATGTCAGAATCTCCTTCCAGCGGCCCTCAAACTCTGTCAGACGCCCCTCGGCGAGTGATATCGGATCACCCTCCGGTCCAGCCGAAACGGGATACTTATCGACCTCATCGCAGAACAGGAACCGGATCGGAAGCGCCGCCAAGTTTCCCGGAGAGGCTGATGCCGCGATGCGAATATGGCCGCCGGGAAACGACTTGTCTGTAATCGTGTTGCCGGAATCCCGAGCCTTGCTCTCAGCAACCAGGCCCTTCAAAATCGGCGTATCACGCAACATCGGAGCTAGGCGCCGTTTGGAAAAAATCTCACAATCCGTATCGCGGAATTGAATTACCAGCACTGGACCCGGATCAAGATGGATCACGTACCCGATTGCGTTCAGGATGAACTCGGTCTTCAGCATCTGAACCGCAGACATAATCACGACAGTCCGCGTACGCGGATTCGTGAACTCATCCATCGGTTCCCGCTGGAACGGTCTGGTTACCCAGTTTCCCGTCTCGTTACTGGCCTCGCTACTTGTCCGGCGATACTTGTCCGCCCATTGCGATAACGTCAACCGAGGAGGGGGCGCCCATACCGATACAACCTTTGCGAGCGAGCGCTCAGCTTGGTTGGTATTCGGATAGTTCGGAGAGGATTCGGTGGGCTGCATCCTTCAGGATTTCTTCACAAGTAATCAGGTCCGATTCGATTGCCAACTTCTGAGCCAGGTTCGCCGGCAGAGCCAGTACCTTGGACCGCGCCGCCGCGATCATCCCGCCCCAGGCCCGCTCTGCATCCTCTCTCGGGATCAGGTTTCCGGCTTCCCGCTCCGCCTTTAACTTTGAGAGTCTCGCCTCCCAGAATTCCCGCGCCGCCCGCGACTTCCAGTAATCATCCGGACTGGCCTCGGGTTCCGCGCCGGCGTCAGGCTCCGCCTCCCGTTGTCCCCGCACCGCCTTGGGACTGCGCTTCGGCCGCGCCTTCGCCGGATTCGTCCGCTCTTTCCACTGCTCATCCGCGATATCGGGGTCAATTTTGCCGTCCGGTGTCGTAGTGACCCGACCCGCTTTGATGGCGCGCTGTACGGTGGATAGGGTCACCCCTTTGCGTTTGGCGTAAGCCCGTAGGCTCAGTAACATAGGCTGACTTTCTTAAAGTGACCCACTGACCGCTCACCAGAAGTGGTCATAGCTACGCACAACGCGCCATTAAGCTACCCGCACCCCTTACCCCTCCAGGAAGGACCCACGATGATTCTAAAGGACTTATTTGCTGCATTGATTCTAAAGGACTTCACTGTGCGGCCCGTCCACCCCTGACGGCGTGCCATCGCAGCAGGCGCGGGCATCTCCCACGCCATCCGACACGCCGCTCAGGGACTTCGTGGCACGTGCATGATGACTAGCGGTGCTCATCGCTGCACACCGCCCCGGCCCCGCGATCCTCCGGGGATTCAACTAACCCGCATATCCCTCTCTCGCCAGCGTGCATT